TTTACACCTGATATTTTAACTGCCATTATAATTGTCCCATAAAGAAGGCTTTACCAACACTCGGTCCGCCTGCTGCTGGAGTCTGAAATGTTGGAGGCGCACCTGCTCCAGCAGAGGTTAGAATCTGCCCTGCACTGCCTGTTGCTACTGCGACTGGATTTCCAGAAGCATCATAGCTTATAAGATTTCCATCCGTTCCAGCCGCCATTTTAGCAAGAGTTACTGCATCGTCTGCTAGCTTGCCTGTAGTAACATTTAAGTCTGTTATCTTGATTGTTGTAACTGCATTCGTTGCTAAGTCATCTGCTACGATTGTACCATTTACTATCTTTGCTGATGTTACTGTGTTGTCGCCTGGGGTTATATCTGTAGTTGCATCAACAAGTAAGTTTGTAGGACGATACTGGTATACATATATAAAACTTGCACTTTCAACATAGACAATGGGCTGAGAAATTGTGGGCTCTGTAGTAACAAGCCCTCCCGCTGCTGAAGCACTTAAATAGTACCACTGTCCAACTGTAAGCCCGTGAGACGATAATTCAAAACGCCCTGACTGTGCAACTGTAAAGTTATTGCTATCTGCAACAGCAGTTACAATTCCAAGTGCAAGAGTAGTGGTTGCATTTGCTTGAGCCTTTACCCAAGCTGATCCATTATGTCGAACTGCATCTTTTACTGCAAGTCCATGGCTGCTCTGTGTAATATCCGAAGTAGAACCACCTGCAGTTCCGCCACCCCCGATTTCAATTATATTATTCGAGTTATCCCGAACATATAACTTCTTATCAGCGGTGTTGATTGCAATTTCGCCCTCTACAATGTCTGAAGTAGTAGGAGCGCCTGCTGTAAACTTCCGCTTTGGCTTAATTACCATTGCCATCGCTATCTCCTATTAAGAATAAGTTCCGCCGTCTACTGCGTTTGTCCATGAAATCGTGTCTGACGATGCTGTATATAATAAAAACTTGTCTGTTGATCCGCCGCCGTCTACTGCTGTAAGTACGTTTGCTGTATTTGCTGCGAGTATCGAACCTTTTGCAACTGCTGAGAGTCCCGTACCGCCGTCTGCTACAGCAAGATCTGTAATACCAGTAATTGATCCGCCTGTGATGCTTACACTTGAGTCTTCAAGGTGAGCAACAAGAGTAGCTACTGCATATCCAGTTCCAGAAGTATTAACTGTAGTGCCCGGTTCTGCCTGTAAGTTTTTAAATAGCTTCCACTTCTGGTCTCCTGCGTCACGGAAAAGTCCCGCATATTCATCTTGAGATCCAGAATCATCATATAATCCATAAAAACCAATATCTACTGCATCACTAGAATTATTACCAGTTGCAAGAGAAAGCATGGAGTCTGCAACATTTACAGTAGTAGAGGATACAGTAGTAGTTGTACCTGATACAGTTAGATTTCCAGAAATTGTTACATTCGTAGGTAATCCAATCGTAATAGTATTATTTGATACTGTAGTTTCAATTTCATTTGCTGTACCTGTAAAAGTAAGAGTTTCTCCAGTGTTAAAAGTATCATTCGATCCGCTATCTGCTGCAAGCGTGAAAGACGAAGCTATAGTAGTCCAACTAAGAGTTCCTGAGCCATTGGTACTTAATACCTGCCCATTACTACCTGCTCCATCAGGTAAAGTAAGAGTAGTATCACTTGTTATGGCAGTAGGAGCTACTATCTTTATATGATTTGTGCCGTTTGATGAACCCTCGTAAAGCTCTATTCCTCCTGCATTATTGGAGTTTCCGATTTTAAGAGAGTCAATTTTAGAATTATCATCTACGATAATTGCACTATCAGCTGTGACCGTACCTTTGGTATGGTCAAGCATATCCATAAAGAGAGATCCTCCAATGATCTCAGGAGTGTTTCCACCACCATTTACGTGGCCAATCGCAAGACGCTTTCCATAAGTTCCACCAGATCCATAGGCATAAAAAAGCTCGCCCTGTTCTACAGCGCTGTCTTTTCCTGTGCCTGTAGTACGTTTGATTTTAATTGTTTGAGCCATTTAAAACTCCGAATATCCTAATAGGATCCTGCGTCTATTGTGTCTGAGTCAGTTGAGATGTTTCCTACCATTATAGGAACCCATGCAAAATTTCCTGAACTCGTTTCTCTATAGACCTTTAATTGATCATCGTCTGTGTCGTACCAAGTATCTCCTTCCGATACAGTTGAACCAGTTGGTGCGGAAGTTCCACGAAAGTCTTGGTCTGCTAAGCCTTGTAGAACTGTTTGTAAATTTGTTGAAGCAATCGTATTATAAGGAGTAACGGTTACATTGTTTGCTGTAATCTGTCCTGGTACTTCAAAAGGCACAGCAAGAGTGTACGCTTGTACCTCTGTTACATCATCAGTCAGAGTAATAGTTAATGTATCTCCAGAAGCAGTAACTTCTGTAACATTCTCTGTAACTTCCAAAGTAGTTTGATTACTCATCTAGTTACCTCAGGAGTAATAGTTGCTGTCCCTTGTATTATTCTTTTAACAATAGAGTCACCTGAAGTAAAAATCTCTAAATCATATACATACTCTCCTGCGGAAATCCCAGAGGAAGTTGCTGCAGGCAACTGCATTTTTAATGCTCCATTCGCTGCATTGGTTACAGTAACACTAAAAGAGGCAGAAGCTGAACTAGCATCCACGGACGTACGCAGCTGTGCCCGACCAGAGTAGTTACTCAAGTTTAAAGCTGATCCTCCTTGCTTAATAACCAAGTCCAACGCAAAGTCGGAGCCTTGGTCGATCACTAAGTTATATGTTCCCGCACTCATGTATTTTCTCCATTTTGAAATTATATCTGAAAGGACATAAATAGTCAAGTTTTATTTTTAAGGTGGTATTATGTAAACGGAGGACCGCTATACCACTCTACTAACATGTTTTTTTCCTTTTATTTTTACGATAAATATCCTATTCTAACTCTTTCTGCAGAACCGTCTCTAATGATTATCCGTGAGTTTCCGCTATTAACATCCATATATATTCCCGCTGAGCCTGCTGCAGCATTTGAAATTGCAAGTTGTGATGCTCCAATTGCGTTGGCTGCTATGACTTCTGCTCTGAAAAAATTTTGTACTAAAACCCAAGCATTAGTTTCATATTTCCAAGCTGCTTGCTGAGGAGTTGTAAAACTATTTTCTACAATAGCTATATTTTTATCAGCTGGACTTCCAATTTCTGAGTTTGAAGGTGCTCCAAGTCCTTCTCCATCCCCGTCTGCATTGCTTCCAGTTCTTTTTAGGAAGAAAAAGCCTGGACCTCCTGGTAGTCCTGGATTTCCATCCTTTCTTTGTGCAACAATTACAGGAGTTGACCAAGCAGCATCTTGTGGACTAGCCCCATCAGAAGTAAAAGTTCTAGTGGCTGCATAAACTTTTTGATCATCTGCACTAATAGGGGGCTGAGAAGTACTCCATCCAGCTTCTAATCCGTTTGTAGGATTTGCAAAAGTTTGGCTAGCTGCACTAAATCCTGAGGCAAATCCAAGTGTAGTATCACCCATGCTAAATACAGATACAGTTTTTACACTTTGCCCCTCCTCTCCTTTTTCAGATTTAGTTAGAGTTTGAGTAGTAGTGATTGTTTTTGCAACCCCTGCTTGTTTATAGTGAGCGGTCCAAGTGATTACTTCTTGAGGATTTGTATTTGCGGTTCCAGTATGATTCCCAATAGTAACTACATTATTGCTTACTCCTGTTGGTAGGCCAATTGTAAGGTCAGTTGCACTTCCTGTTACACTAGGAGAATCAAGGTACCACTGCTTATTTTGTATCGCAGCTTTTTGTGCGTTTGTTAGATTATTATAAGGATGACCTCCAGTTCCCCCAATATAAGTGTATACAACGCCTCCGACAACTAGTTCAAGAGTTGTTCCAGCTATACTTATACCAGTTGCAACACCGCCATTAGGAACTGCATAAGTATGTGCATGATTTGAATTTACAAAAGCTACTCCTCCTGCTCCTGTTTTCACTCCTACAAAAGCAATAGAGTCTGTTGCCTCTACGGAAGCAGGGGCGTCTCCCGAACTATAACTGCCAGGTTTTTCTCCTACTTCTACCTTTAGAACTTTTGGCCAGTTCGCTTTATTATAAGTAGAAGGTATACTTCCGCTTGCGTATGTAAAAGTAGCTGCAGAAGTCCCTGAAGTATCAGTCCAAGCACCTGGAGTTCCTCCATCAAAAGTAAACCGATACAAAGGATCTGTAAAATTATTTGCTGTTGCAGTAACTACAATATTATTACTTCCACTACTCGTATAAGACGGATTATCTCCCTCTTCATCATAGATTATTGAATAGTCATCAGAAACTAATTGTACTGTTTTTCCATCAAGACCTATAGACCCATCTTTTGCTTTTATAATTCTAAAAGTTTTTGTCTTTGCAAAAGTTTGATCCGCAGATTCTCGAACTTGAACGGTGAACTCTAAAGCAGCCCCGCTATTGTAAGCGATACTTGCACTTCCATCATGTATTTGTTTTGTTAGTGTTATCCCACTTACTCCACTTGTACTAAAGCTTCCATCTGCACTTCCACTTACTCCAGAAAAACCTCCTCCTGTAACTTTAAACTCAGGAGCAGCATAAGCAGTTGCGTCTGCTGTTATAGTAATTGCAACATTATTTTGTAAAACTTCTGAGTCATTATAATTTAGAGCCACAACATTTGCATCAACTATAAGAGCTCGTAACCCTGTAAGTGTTTTATCTTCTATCCAGTTTATAGGAACATGAGTATAGTTACTACCACTTCTACTTACTCTGGCTATTACTGCGTCATTTGCCGTATCTGGTCTTAGTGTGTTTCTTGCAATAGCCTTTGCTTCGTCAACACTTGTAATAGTGGAAGCAGTATGATTAAGTCTTCTATCTACGTATAAAACATCATCGCTTTGTATAAAAACAACTTTTGCTCCTACATATTTATCTGTGGCATACTTTATTCGAATTATATCTCCAAGCTTAAAACGACTTAAAAATGCAGTAGTTCCCTCACTTTTAACAACTTTATTACTTTTTGACGTAACAGTTACTCGTGCATCTGCATTATTTGTACAATCTGTCCAATCATTTTCTGTGTTCGCTGCATATTGTGTTAAGTCTCTCCAATATGCTTGTCTTGTATTTTCAAATGTAGCAGCTGAAGAACGAACAAGCTTAAAATAGTCACCAGTGTCATCTGCATCAAAGTAAATAAAACCGCTATCTCCATCTGCGAGTGCTGTCAAAGATTGAGTCCTATTGTCCGCATCACTTTGAGCCACATTATTGACCTTTGTTCCAGGAGCCCCAGGAGATTGTAGTGCCCAGTCATTTATGTCCATGCTCCAATCAGCACCACTCTCAGACATCATAGTATTTGAACGAATACCTAGAGGAACGCCTTCTGTAGTTCTACTACAGGCAATAGAAAATTTATCTTCTACTTTTATTGGTTGCCAGCTTATTTCAGAGCGTTTCTTTTCTTTTGTTAGTGTTTGTATACCAAAATGGTAAAGGCCGTCCGGAACTTCACTAAATAACTCTATTCGGTGAGCTGCATTAGTTTTTTCTATGAGGTCTACCCCTCCAGGCAGCGGTGGTTCTATATGTACTGCCCATCCTGAAATATGCTCATATTCGGTACCATCTGCATTTAAAGGAGTCTCCCACATAACTTGCACTTCTTGAAGTTGTTTTTTATGCCTAGGAGTTTCAAAAACATATACAGCAGAAGGTGGAGGAACATAATCTGGTTCGGGGGGTCTAATGGGATCTAGAACAGCTATATTAAAATCTTTATCAACTTCATCAAATTTAGAATTGTAAAATTCAACTGCTGTTATTTCAAAATTATTGTCTTTATCTTCTTTAATTCCTAATATTTTGTATTCTTTATAAGAAGGAATTGTATTTATTCCCCTATATTCTTCTTTTATAGCCCATACAGTATTTGCAGGAATAGTCCCAGAAAAAGCACTTGGTATAGTTATGTGAGTAACTCCATTTAAAATACTTACATTTGAAGCAGTAAAGGACTTACTTTCAATAGTTGTTGAATTACGAAAATCAACTAAAATATCGTTTCCAGAATCATCTTGAATATTTAATATATTTTTTGATACTTGCTCATCAGAATCATTAGCACCGACTAATAAAGTAGATGTTCCTGCAATTTTAGCATACAGAACCTCATCTCCTCTATTATAAGTATAGGTTGTTCCACTATGTGTTACATTAACGGGAGTGTCTTGATTAAGAAAGACCCCTCTTTTTTCAACTAGTAAAGCAAGTGTGTATGCATAGTCAGAACCACTTTGAAAAGTATAACTTTCTGCGTTTCCTCCATCAATTTGTGCTTGGGAAGATAAAGTTGTAATATTTCTATCTAAAGTAATTGTTGAGTTTGAAGAAGCAGTTATTCTTCCACTAAAAGATACTCCTGTCTTTGATTGATCCTGAACATTAATTACATCTCCTGGTATTAAAAAAGCAGCATTTATAGAAGTTTTAAATGTAACTACTTCTGTTTGATTTATTGCTGTCCAAGCCTTCCACCTCCCCATACGTATTGCTTGTCCTTCAGAAGTACAACCAAAAGCAACTGCTTTTTGAGGAATAATTTTTCCCGTATCTATTATATTTCGTCTATCTTCAATTACTAGAGGCTCTTGTTTATAAGCAGCTAATGGATTATTCCAAACAATAGTATACTGGTTTGTTCTTGTTCTATTTCCAGTATTTTGAGTACTTAATGTCCCCTCTAATATATTTGAGTCTGAAAAATTGTATATTGGGGTTGCGGGGGCGTCTTGAACTGCAAGCATTTCTCCGTCTAACCAATAAAGCATGCCCCTAAATATAGTTGCCATATCTTTAAGAACTTTATAAGCTTCTGTTGCTTTTGTTAAATATAAGTTCGCTGTAAATCTAGGCTCTGTTCCTCCATTTCTAGTGGGCACGAGCTCGTCACAGTATTTTGCTATTTTATACAACTGAAACTTATTAATATCAGTCTGTGCTAAATAATCTCCAAGACCGTACCTATTATTTATAAGTATATCATAAAAGACCCAGGCAGGATTGTCTGTGTAATAAGTATCAATATCTAACCCACTAGAATTAGACGTGCCTTCATCACTAAACTCCCCGTTCCAAATTCCTGTATAGGTTGCGACTCCTGTTGAAGATTTATGCCTAGGAGTATAATTAGAAGGTACTTTTACTTTTAAGCCTCTAGCAAGGTAGGCTCTTTTTGGGGGGTTTGGAAAACTTTTTGAACTAAATCTTACTGAAGCCATTGCAGAAAAAGGGTGTTCAAGTTTTTCATCAATAGTTGCTATAACTTGATTAATTTTTAAACTATCTATTACAACGGCTATGTCTTCAGTTGATCTTAAAACTATATAACCACCTCCTGGACCGCCTAATTGACCTAAATGATTATTATCATTACTAGCTCCATCAGGGGTCAGTCTAGTTATTTGAAGACGCATATCAGAAATATTTAAATGAGTAGTTACAGGAATTTCAACAGTGTATGCAATAGCTGTTTTTTGCTTACTAAACCATTTATGGTACTTTTCGGCTCCTCCAGTTATATCTGTCCAATCTGTTGGATTGGCACCTCCCGATTCAGATCCCTGTAGTTCAATACTAACTGCTGCACCTGAAGCATATTCGTCCCCCTCGTCGTGCATTGCATAGTGTCCTTGAGGAAATTCAAATTGTATTTTTACTCTATCAATTTCATTAATCTGCGCCCCTGAAAAGGATTGACTAAATATAATATTTTTTTGGACCATACCCGTAGGTAAAGGATCAAGGTCTAGATAATCCGAAGGAATACTAGTAACATAAGCATTTGTATTATTAAAGGGCTCTACGAGAGTACCAGTAAGAGTTACAGGAAAAGAAGCGACCCCTACACCTGATAACTGATGAAAAGGTTGTTGAGTTCTTTCTCCAATGCGAAACTCAACAGAGGAGCCTGGATACTTCATGCCTCCACTGGGTGTCCCTCCTGTACCCTCTGCTCCTTTTAGAACTTGTTCACCGCTTAAAGTAAATTCCTTATCAGTTACAGCGAGGCTGGCACTATTTTTAGGTATATAAATAACATTATTAGAATTTACAGTTCGAATATCAACTTTTAAAATTCTATCTATATACAGCTCGCCATACACTTCATTTTGCCCTGCAACAAATATATCTGCATTAGTTAATGAAGTATGTACAGCAAAATAAGGTCTGAAAACAGCTCGTTTTGCGCTACCTGAAGTTTGTTCTGTATTAAAGTTTTCTCCGTGTAGACTAAGAATATTTCCATAAAATTCTTGTCCGTTTGGTAGTTTTAACCTAGCTATAGGCTTTAAATTTGATAAAGTTGGATTACCTGCTCCAGCCGAGGGTTTTATGCTTTGTGGTAGATTAGCTGTCTCAGCAAAAGGAGAGCTAGTTGCAACCGAACAAATAAAAGTATTTCCAATAGTAGAAGGAAGAACGCCTGATTGATTAGTGATTAATTGATAGCTTTCAATTTTTATTTTTCTAATGTCTACTTTATGTACAGTTATGAATCGATATCTATACTCATCTGAAAATGTTTCTTCCAGATCATTATAGTATGCTGTATTTCCTGCGGCATCCTTCATAGATGCTGTAACAGGTTGATTTTCTGAAGAAGCTGCAGAAAAAGTAATAGTTTTTGGCTCTCCAGTTAATTCTCCAAGTCTACTTTCTTTTAAACTTCTTCCTGTGTCGGAAATTTGATCTCCTGCTAAATATACAGAAGCTTCTCCCTGTACTAATCCCTCAATGGGACCTTCAGAAATTAAATCCGTTATAGAAACTTCTTGTATATCAGACCCGCTTGGATTTGTAGTTACTGGGTCAGAAGTTTGGTTAGTATAAACGGTGCCTGGACCAGCCATTATGACATTTCCTCAAATGCGGGATATCTAAAAAGATTGCCTTTTCCATCGCCTGTTGTAACATAACTTCCTGCCCCGTTTTCTGCGGACATAGCCTGCTCTGTAGTATTTCTTAAATCAAAACTAACAGCTTGTCCTGGAACACGCAACTCTCCATATAAAACAGGAACAGGACTTCCCTCTGGCGCTGCTTGTTCTGATCCTTGAAAAATATATCCTTCCTTTTGATCGTCAAGATCATCTGTTGACGGGTCCGGCATCATCAATTCTGCGATACCCATAGATGCGAGACCAAGACCAAAACCTATAAGCATTTTTCCAAGAAAAGGATTGGTAGGCAAAAGCACAAACCCAATAATAACTAATATAGCACCTAGTATTGTTTTTATGACACCACTAGATCCTATAGGAACGGGAGTTATAATTATATCACCTTTATCCAAGGGCAGTAATAGTTCTCGATCATCATCAACGTATTCATCAGCAATTTTTACAGTAAATCCTATATTTTCTTTATCTTTGCCTAACAAATATTCTTTTACACCTTTATAGTTGGCATCTAAATATTGCAATACTTCTCTGACAGTTTCTGCTTTTACTTCAGCAACTTTTCCAAATTTCTCTCCCATGTCCCCACCTAAATATACTTTACGCAACATATCGATAAGCTCCTACTAAATGTGTGTACCAAAAAGGGTATAAATTTTCTCTGCACGAAAGCCTGTTAACAGCATGATGATAAAAAATATCATTCCCCAAATAAACACCACAATGATTATTTACTTCTTCTTGTACCCTAAAAATGAGAACATCATTTTCTTTTATATCTGATAGATCTACTGGTCGGCCTCCCCAGTTTTTTATTACTTCTGGACAAAAATAATCTAACCCTTTATCATACCAACTCTCTTCGAACATAGCCCTTTTAGGTAGCTCTATTTTTTGAGACAATAAATAATCCCTCATTGCCTCAAAACAATCTTTTAGCCCAAATTTATACTCTCTACCATATAGATCAATAGTTGTTTCTTCTGGTTGAAGGACGGTTAAATCCATTCCAGGATAGCTAAAAATATAATATGGGATTCCCATTGCGTTACACGCTAGTATATCTGTTTCACTAGGCTCTGAAGAACTATCTACATGATTGTGTACTATTCCAATAATATCTGTACTTACCATTAGGTTGATATATTCGTCAGAATTCATTATAAAATCGTTTTTATCCTCCGCAATGTTTTTAACTGGAAACCACTGTTTTTGTCCTTTTACAACAGATAAAACTCCACAAGCCTCTCTCGGATACTCTTTTTCAAAGTGCTCTTCTATTTCTTTGTATAAATTCATTATATTTTTCTACTTCCTGGAAAGCCTCCCCAAGGTAAAGATTGTTTAGTTTCTAACTCTACTAACGGAATGGTATTTTGGTTCACACCCCCTGAGCCTGTTGCCGCCCGAAATTGATATCGTATTTTACAAGACTTTAAAAGTTTTCCGCACTGATCTCCCCGTTCCCAATAATCTGAAAAACTAGTAGGAGTTGCTGTACTATTTGTTATTCGTACTTTATAAACAGTGGTTGTGTCTGTGAAATCAAAAGTTGTATCATTTTTTGCTGTCGCATTATTAACGGGATGAACAACATAGTCATTGCTCATTGAATCTGTTGCGTGTGTTGAGTAAGTTTCACCCGATACAAAAGGAACATATATTCTTACTCGCTGCCATGAAGAATTATTTACAGCAGGAACAGAACTATTACTATCAATCTCTGATCTCCAATAAGTATATCCGCTACCCCCGTCAGATAAAGCAACTAATACTCCTTTTGCATAAGTTCCTGAAGAGCCATTATGTAGCTTTCCTGACTGTATATTATTGTCTGCTGCATTATGAATTAAATATTTCCAGACTATAGGCTCATCAAGATCTGTAAAATAAACATAGTATTTTCTTTCTGTCCCTACATCATTAACAACTACTTCCCCGTTTAAAGGCCAGGAACACCCCCCTGTCGGCACAGAAATGTTAACTCCTTGATATACCCATGGACAATACTTTCCAATAACTTGACGAGCGGGAAGCTTTACCCCCTGTAAATCAAATGGGTTTGCTAACTCAAACACTACTGCTTCCGCAGTTTTTTGTTTAATTCTATCAATTATATAAGTTCTTTTAGGGTACTCAACTATTGCTTTTGTACTAGCCGTAGACGATTCTATAGATAAATATTTTTCAAGTGTTGATCTTTTAGTAATTCTTTTTCCAACTAATCTGTCTAAAGAAAAATTTGCTATTCCATCTGTTCCACCATCGTCTGCATTTTGAAATGTAGAAGAAGAGCGAACTATAGATTCTACATTTCCTACTGTAAGAGTTGGTCTATTTTGAGCCCCTTCAGCGTTTATCTCTAAATCTGTCATTAACATTGGTAACGCAAAATAACTATTGCCATCAAAAACAAGAGGAGAATAATCAGTATCTACAATTCCTGCTCCTGTAACTACCATTCCTACTACAACGCTTGAATTGTTATTTATTACTACAGTATTATTGTTAGGGTTTCCTCCTTGTACAGTTTTTGTAGTTGTTACTGTTGCGCCAGTATCTTTATCTAAACCCGTAAAAGTAAGAGTAGTTCCAACAGATAAATCTTGAGAAGAATTTAAGGTAAGTGTAGTTCCGTCTATTTTTGTAATTCTAACCGATCTAGAAAGACCTGGATGAAAATAAAGAGTAGTTGAAGAATCATATTCTAGTTCAAATACTGAGACTAAAGGACTTGTTATCTCTAAGGATTGTAAATCTGATGATAATAAATTTGGATTGCTCATACGCCATATATTCTTCTAAAACTTGCATTTACATTATAGTGAGACCCATATGCATATTGAATAGACCAGGAATCACAAACTACTTTTATTGTTGAAACAGGATTTCCATCACTATCAGTTGTTGAACTATTTGCATCAGGTATTGTAAAATCAAAATTTGAAACGCCTGCTTTATCGTCGAAAAACTTTACAATATCGTCTGCTACAGCTTTGTCCCTATTTTTCATAGTTATTTTAAAACTTTCATCAATACTATTTAGCCCTGCTTTTGCTCGCTGTTCATAACCATCACCAAATTTTGCTATTTTTACTTTTGGTTTTGAGTTTTTTGTAAGATCATTATCAGGACGAATAGTCGCTGTAGTAATGTTTGTACCAGAAATTTGAAAACCAATATCAGGCATTATACTGCTCCATATGGACTAAGAATTCCACCATTTCGTTTTTGATTAATTAATTCTTCTCTAACTACCTCTGCTAGTCTTTCTCCTAGCTGTGCTGCTTCTTGACGATCACTGTCGGTATCCATTGAAGAATTACCTTGATTGTCAATGTTTACTGTTACTCCTACATTATTATTCTGTGACCCGAATCCCCCACCACGAGGCATAGTTACTGGTATTGATTTTCCGTCAGGTAAAGGAACTACTGCTTCAGTTCCATGTAATATTGCAGGATACCCTGATTGAGCACCTCTTGCAATTCCGCCTGTCGAGTATCCCATAGGAGGATATATTCCCGAACGACCAAAACCAAACAGGCCTTTAATAAATCCGAAGAAGCCTCCCCCTCCTCCGCCTGATGTTGCCTGTACAGCAGTATTCGCTGTAACGGCTAGCGTATTTGCAGCGGTGGCAGCATTATTTATTCTATCCAAGATAAACTCTCTTATTTTGGTTACTTTCTCCCAAATAAATTGAGCTTGTTGAAGAAGCATAAGTGCTGCCATTATTTTCTGCAATTTCTGTCCTACCTTACTATTTCCCATTAAAGAAGTCACTGCCAGTCCAAGACCCACTACATTCTTTGCAGTTTCACCTCTTAATTTATCCATAATACTTGAGTTTTCTTTTATTGCCTCCGATTGATCTTTTTCACCTTTCTTATTTTTATCGCTTCCTCCCCCTAAAGCAGAGCTGACATCTGTTCCTGTGTTTGCTAGTGGGTCCTCTACTAGTTTAACAGGTACTGGATTTGCATCATCAACCATTTTATCTATAGTTCCTGGCGTTCCTACTCCTGTACCGTCAGGATTATAAGACGAAGCAAGTGTTCCAGGGTTGTCAAAAGCAGCTCTTATTTGCTCTGAAGTAAGCGCACCAGGAGGCCCAGTATCTTCTGGGGTACCACCACCGCCACCGCCACCGCCACCGCCACCGTGCCCCATACAGGCAGAGGATGAACAAGCATCACGAATTGCAGCAGCAAACCTATCCGCAGCTTCATTTATAGCTGTAGCAAACTTAGTTACAGCACTATCCATTGCTTGCTCTTGACTAGTTTTAAGTTTTGCCGCTCCCTCGGTATGTGCTTGATCTATAGCGGATTTCATTTTTTGTTCTTGGGTTTCAAACCCAGGAATAGCGCCCATTATTTTTTCAGTTAGGTTTTTTGAAAAAGCATCTATCATATTATCTACCACGCCTTTCATAATACCTAACATTGCGTCTTTTATACTGCTCTCTTCTCCTTTTAGAAGAGCAGAAATTCCTCCTTGTAATCCACTTGCTAAACCCTCTCGACCAGCATCAGCAATAGTAGCGCCAAAATCTTGTTGTCTTTCAAGCTCTTTTGTCTGCTCTCTGAGGATGTCCCTCTGCAACGTTAGCTGTTCTACTCTCTTCTCATCAAAAACAACACCATCTTTGCCATTCTCATTTAAAGTTTTAGTTATTTTATCTATTTCATTTTGTTTATTAAGTATTTGTGCTGAGAGAGCAAGAGCGTCTCTTTCTATCTTACTTCTTCCTTGTCGTGCTATAACTAGATTTTTTTCAATTCGCAAAGCTTCATTTGCAAAACCAATTTCTATATCTCGTAATCGATTCAATACGTTTATTTGCTTTTGTACTTCGGTTTTTGCTTTTGCAAGTTGCTTAGAATCTGCAGCCATTCCCCCTATTGTTCCGAGGGTATTCATTTCTTTTTGTAACTCTGTTAAACTATTTATTAGATCTGTATTTGCAGTTTTATATTTAGAAACACCTGATATCGCTGCATTATACTGGGTATTTAAAGAGTTTAAAGTTTCTGATACAAATTTTGCTCGCTGACCTGTATCCTGTATTTTGTCTGCTAATTTCGCGAACTGTTCAATTTGCTCTTCTGTAAGCTCGACCCCGCTTGCTATCTGTTCCAGCATTCCTTTATAATCTTGTTCGTAGCCTGTGAGGTCTCCTGACTTTAAGCTATTAAAATAATCTAGATTTGCTTTTGCTGCTTCAATTGTGCTACTTTTTAAGTCTTCCATAGGCTCTTTTAGGTCGCCCATTGCCTTTTTATATTCGGCACCAAAGTCTTCTGTTACCTTTTCAAGCGCCCTTAACTCTTTTGTGAGCTCCAGTAGATCTGCCCCTGCTTCTTTGGCTGCTGCAGCCTCTGGGGTCTGCTGAAATTTCGAGGCCCTGGCGCTACGTTGGGGGAGCTTTACTATTTTTTTCAAAACTGCAAGACGGTCTAGGTCTGCTTTTTGTAATTTGTTTACTCCTTCTAGGCTTTTTTCTATTTCTTCTCGCATCCCGAGTAAAGCCCTAGTATTTTTTTCAATTTGTGATGCATATGACCCTGTCATTCTGCCTGCAGCGGATAACTCTCCAAATATATCTCTAACCTTTCCTGCTTTAGCAAGTTCTTCTCGCATTTTTTGTTGAATAGCAACAAAATCTCTAAACTCTTTTACAATCCCTCTAGTTGTATCTGCTAATTCTTTTAAATCTCGTTGTAGTTTTATTACCCCTTTATTTTCGGAAAAGAATCCTAAATAGGTTAAAAGTTCAGCACCTAAATCTTTTATCATCAGGGCTATACCTACTAAACCCATTCCTTTAAAAAGAAGATCAACTCCTCGAGTAAATTTTGAAGCAGCTGCCTGCATCATAGCCATAGCGGCTTTCCAACGAGCAACCATTTTCTTATTCTGGACATCCATTCTCTGGCCCATATTATTATACTGGAGAATTATGTCTTCTACCCAAGTAGTATGCCCTCGAAGTTTCTTCTTAAGCATAATTCTATATGTGGATAGCTGCTTATCACTCAAGTTTTTAAGTCTTTTGTTTTCTCTAGTTGCATTTCTTAAGAGGGCCGCAGTTTGTCGTTTATTTAACTTATCTATATCTCCACCGGCATCTTTTAACCCTGCACTTTGTGTTGTTATATTTGAAGTAATTGGTTTACCCGCAGCCATATCTCTTTGTTGTTGCTCTAGTTTTTCTAATTCTTCTCTTGCGTCTTCGTAAGCTCGGCTTGCTGCAGCCGCAGATTCTTGTGATTTTTCTTTCCAATTATTAAGACCTGGAATAATTGCCTTAACTATAGGCACAGCTAAAAGAGCGAGTGCTGCTGCTAAAGAGTTTACATTTTTTGTAAAAAATTCTGCAACAGGCTCAGAGATTACATTAATATAACCTTTTATTGTTTTCATCACGTCACTAAATGCAACACCAAGCCTTGCTATTGCGTTTGCTTGTACATCTGTGGCAGCAGCTACAGCATTATATTTTACTTCTAGTTGACTTTGAACTTCTGCAAAAACAGCTTGTTTCTTTTCGTAGGTTGATAAATCTTTTGCAGACTTACCAAGTGTAGCAGCATAGTTTTCTTGTGCATCAGCAAGACGTAATGTAATACCTAGTTCATCTAAGAGTTCTGGTTCTGCTTTTGTTACACCTCTAACGAGACGATTAAAAGAATCTGTAACATCTCTTCCAAGTATTTTTGATAAATTTCCAGCTCCTGCAGCAAGTTCTTCTATTTGTCCAGCTCCTAAACCAGAGGCAATACCAATGGAAGCTGCCTCGGAAGCTGCTTGAAAGTCTAACATAGCTCCTGAAGCGTCTCTAATACTGTTTGTTAGAGTTTGCATACCTACACCTGTAGCTGCTGTAAAAGCAATTTGAGATTCTTGAGTTACACGAAAATCAGCAGCTTGTTTTAAAAATTGAAAAGCAGCAGTAATTGCAAAGACATTAGAAGCAAGAACAGCATAAGCAGGTACGAGAGTGCCTGTCATACCTTGAGCCATTTTTGAAAAGCCCTTAGTATTATTAGCAGTCATGTCTGCCGTGCCTTTTAGGTTACGATCAAGAGTTCTGGAAGATTTTCCTGTTCTTGTACTGGCTTTTCCAGCATCATCAAGAGCAAGACCTAATTTTTTGGCACTAACAGCCACTCTCTGCATGGAGCCACCATCAGAGGTTTGAATATCAATAAATACTGTATCTTTTTTTGCCATTAGCCCTTTACATTATGAGTGTAGGTTTTACCACTCGCTTGCTGACGTTTTCGTTCATCAGCTTTTCTTTTTCTTTCCTGCTCTTGTGCACGATCTTGCACTATTATACCCTCATACATTTTCATAAAATATAGTACAACTTTCTGATCGTCTATTTCAAATAATTTAAATAAAGTATCTATATGGCTCCAGTTTTTCCCCATGTATGAACCTGAAGCTCCGTCCCACACATCTGAAAGGTAGCCATATACAAAAAATGCCACTTGAACTTCTGCAGGAAACGCAGAAGTCTCGAGTGGCATTCTTTTAGGATCTGGTTCTTCGCCTAACTGTTCGCAGATAAGTAAATACTTTTCAACATCTATAGTAGATGTCGACTCTTTTACATATCTCTCAAGCAGGGATTTTATTTCCTCTACTTGCTCCCAGTAAAATTTTCAAGGTCACCTACTGTTTCTGTAACCCACGAATCAAAGTCTGCGGCATTTTTCATAAGCAGCTCTGCATTGTCTCGTGTCCAAGGCAACTCATCATCTGGCTCAAAGGAAGAAACATCCACCAAAAGAAGCTCTTCTAGGTAACGATACTTTAGTCCTTTCCAGCCTTTAATTACCGATTTACAATATTCTACTAAGAATTTATCCTCATCAAGCTCTTCTTCTAGCTGGCGAGTTTTCTTATTCCATTTATTAGATAAACACCGTTTTCGTAGTTTAACTAATTCCTCTCTAGCTAGATAACACAGGTCAACTGTCATTCCTGAGTAGCCAGGAAAGTCACAGGTTACTGTTTTACTTGGAGTCATAAGACTCGCTAATGATACTGGTTCTGTTTTTGTTGTTTTTGCTTCTGCCATGCGAATAAAGTTCCTATTTAAAAATTAAATTATACGGGATAAGAGACGAAATGTCAAGAATTATTTTTGGAGGGTGATAAGTGAAGGGGCCGAAGCCCCTTACTTATTATGAATACGTGGCTGGTGCGTAGTATTCGATGTTGGTTAGTTCGTTTGCAGTACCAAAGTCTGCTGGTAATGCGTGGAAGTTACTTTCAAGTGAGATTACGTCTTCTACCTGATGAGAAGGTACCTCAAAGTGAACATTCGGCATTGTAATTACCAACGAAGGTGTTCCTTCTTGTGCGGATCCACCAATCTTTAGTGTAACGGCAAACTTGTTTACAACCTGAGACATAGCAGCTGTAGACACAAGATCATTAAAGAACTGTCGAGAAGTTCCTGAAGTCTTGTCAGAGTCACTTAATGTTAGGTAGCAAGTTGCTGATCCAGTAACATTACGTGCACCTGTTACGTGCTCCAACGGCTTGTTTACAAATCCCAATTCATCAGGTACAAGGTACGTGATATTATTAGCAATTGTGAAACTTCCGCCTGTCATTGTAAGACTGTACTTTCCGTCTCCGTTTGTAACCATTCCACCTGGGAATACTGTCTTATTATCGGCAGTAATGTCAATGGAGGTCAAACGATTTCGAATAAAGGTATTGGTACTTGTTACAGCCTCATCGATTGCTTGGACAAGTGTAAGGTTTCCAGAGCCTGGTACAGTTTTAACCATATGTACAGCAGTACCCTGAGCATTATCAGTCTGGAAGTAAAAATCTCCAGCAGTCAATAAGTCAGTATCAGTACCGTCTTGAGTACGCTTTGGAGTTGTAGCATTTCCAGTTTGTCCAACTGTTAATGTAGTTCCTGTGCCAGTTCTAAAGTTTACGGACATATCTTCGATTTCTTTTGCGAAACCTGACCAGTTCAAAGTAGCAATTCCTTCTACATCGAAGTCTATACTTACTTCATTTACAACCGCTTCCGCGCACTTGTAGATAACAGGGTTCAAAGCATCTGTTTCAATTACAAAGTAAATATGCATTGGGTGCAAAGCTGATCTATTTGATTCAGTCATTACAATAGTACTATTATCAGAAGCAGGAGTAACAACAGGGCCAGATACTTTATTTACAGCTCTTTTAAAGCCTTTTGCCCCCGAAGTTAAAGTTGCTACATCAAAAGTTAAATCAGTACCGCCTACAGCATCTCCTATTTTTTCACTCTGAACAGTAATGGTTTCGTCTACAGCAAATCCATCACCAGGAGAAGCGACTGCAACACTTGCAACACCACTGCCGTTTACCGTAATAGTAAAAGATGCGCCTGTTCCTCCACCACTTACGTCTGTAGTATAGTCACTTTCTGTAATTGTATATGTACCTGCAGTACGATCAGTATCTGTCGCACCACCAAGAGTATCAACAGTTGCAATACCTGTTGCACTATCGTATACATCTGCACCTGACATTGCTGCCCAGAGAACTTCTTCTACTGAGTGAACGTCCGTTCCTGACCCGTCTGCACTAGCAACACCACTTGCTACGCTTCCGCCTTTTGACTTAAAGGGTCGAATATATGTACTAAAAGACCATTCTGCAGGAGCAAGAGAGTCAGTAAATAAACGTCTACCTCTACGAGATACACCTACTGTACTTTCCATTTCCGAGAGTAGTATTTCAGAAGTATTTGTAGTTTGAGAGAAACTATATCCATCTAGAATAGGTACCTCCCATAACTGTCCCGCACCTGCGGTGTTAGCATCTTCGTCGTCTTGATTACGAAACTGAACAAACAGTCTCGTGTCACGACTAAAATACAACTGATCTGCCATAGTTTTTCTCCTATGAAACTTGAAAAGACTGGTCGTGAATTTTTATTCGTGCCAGAATTTTCTAATAACGAACCTCAATAAGTATTTCTCCTACCCCAAGAGGCTCGAGTACACCTTCATCAGTATCAATACTGAGTATTGTGATTTGGTGAGTCGACTGTTCTAACCCTAATCTATCGTGATAAGTTAGTTTACTATTGTTTTCAATTACGGTTTCTACATCTTCTAAAAGCTCGTCCAATGCAGTAACTGCGTCTTCTTCATTTACGTAGCAACGAACAGTAAGATTTAAAAATCTATCTTTATATCCTCCTGTCTGGTACGTTCTTGATTCGCTTCCTGCATTTAAATGTACTGCAGGAAACTCTTCCACTTCATCCCAAAATTTAAGTCTGGGGCTTGTTTCTGCTACTGCTGTATGATAAATTCCTCTTCCATCAATAAGAGCAATTTTATCAGCGAGAGCTTTTGTAATAGCAGATCTACGTGTGGTATATGATCTTGCTGTACTTGCCATTAAACTCTCCTAGTATAGAATCTTCCTAAAGCATATCCTGCAGCGATTTCTCGTATTGAAGCGTCAATTAAATCTCTTGGGTCTCTATCAGGATCTGCCCGACTTGTTCCACTTGATCTTTCGTATACTCCATATGGGTCTTTTCTATACGTATAACCAAAACTTGGAAACCCTTGAGGGGTTTGTATTACGTCTGTTAATTTAACACTGCTAGCAAATCTTCCTGTTTGGTTTTCTAGTCTTGGCGCTCCCATATTCTTTCTTACTGTTTCTGGTAACTTATCATTTATAAGAGCCATTACAGTATATAAACTTGCATTATTCTTACTTCCTGCACTAGACTTTACTCGTGGATACGCTTTTACCGCTTTTCCTTTAGAACGAGGTTTTTTTAAAGTTCCTCCCTTTCCTCTAGTAGAAACTAATTTTTCTTCTCTATCAGGAACAGCTACTGGCTTTGAGGACTTATTTTTATTAACTGCTTTAGACTTAATTATTCCTCTAAGGGCTGCGGTTTTACCTACTTCTTTTGCATGCTCTCTTATAGACTTACTTCCTTTTTGTTTGGTCCAGTCTACGCCAGCCGCCCATTTAGCTAAAGCTGCATTTAACCTGTCACCTATTCCTTTTCCTCCTTTACCTCTCCAGTCGTTTATTTCTGAACCAGAATAGTTTTGCGACATAGGACCAATTGTTGCTGAAACTCTCATGTTTTCGTTTAATTTTAATTTTGTATCGGATAAGTCTGCTCCATCCATTCCATCAGTACTGAATATAACTTTAAATTCTTTATATTTTTCATTTAACGTTCTAAACTCTTCCGAACCTAAAAAACTTTTGTATTTACTATTCTGTATCCAGTCTGCTGCCGCGACTAGTCTTGCGGCTCCTACAGTTGTCCCTCCTTCATGGCTAATATTATAACCTGATTTAAAACGGCCTGCTTCAGAGGTACTTCTCCAAATTTGAGAACCCTGCTCCTCTTGTTTAGAAGATAAGAGCCCTAATCCTTTTCTTCTTGAGAACTCTTTTTCAGAGCCCCCTAATCCTTCTTTTCCTGCGCTCTTTAGTTTTTTATTTACAAAAAGTATTCCCAACTCTTTTACTTCTTGATAAAACTGAGGCTCTTCTTTGTTCATATGAACTCTGAGAAATTTACCGTTATAGCCTCTTTTAACTACTGAAATGCTTTTATCTGCTCCTCCTGCCCACATATTATAAAGTATAGGTATTTGTCTTGCAGCTTCTTTTTTAAAAGTACTTAAACGTATCTGAGGGTAGCTTCCAGCAGGTCGAATTGACATTGCGTTTAAGTAACCATCAAACATAGATACAGCTAAATCATCTATAGTTATAGTAACAACTTGCCTAAAACGAGCCATATCACCACGAGCCCATCTATCATTTAAGGCTTTCATAGCGGAGTTTAGAGAAGTCTGTAAATCTTGCTTAGACATTAAAAATTCTTGTACAAGTCTAAGACTCTCTTAATGTGATCTGGAAAAGACACATTATTATTTTGGCTAGTGCTACCTTGATTTTGTAGACTGGCACCTGCTATTGTTTGTCTTTGCTTGTGCTCATCTTTTAAGTAGTATGTAACCAAATCAAGCACCGCTAGTTTCAGATCTGACGGTACAGCACTATAACCTGCTTTGTAAACTACTTCTACAGCATCTACTCCGTGAGGCCAGTTCTTATACCTACCAGAAGATAGAGTTCTTAAAATACTATCTGTTTCAGTATCAAGAGCGTATTCATAAGCTCCTGTAGTAAGAGTATTATAAGAATCTGAGTAAGACGTTCTTTCTTTTACGCTTACTATTGAATTCACTGGACTTTCTGTTAACTGAACAATATGTGTCGCCCAATCAATAGTAAAAGTCTCTGTTTTATTAGTTGAATAAAAATCAACAAAACTGTTTCCACAGTAAGTTTTTACTAAAGCACTCACGGAAGGAATTAATACATTTAACCTAGAATCATCCTTTGGTTGGGTGATCCCTTCTGCGGTTTTATAATCCTGTAATGTAATTAAATTTGCCATAAGTATTTTAGTAAAAACTTGGGGGAGGAAGCCCTCCCCCTAGTTATTATTACAGCTAGTATCGGTTTACTGATACTCGATTCTAACTGATCCGTTGTCGCCAGGATGTGCGTCAGCTTTCGCTTCAAGCTCGGCAAAGCCAAGAGCCTGAGATGCAACGATAGCTGTACGCTGGTTTGCAACTTCGTAATCAGTTTCGACGTTAACGCCTCTGAGTCGAGGAATAACAAAGTTATTTACGTTAACTGCAACTGCTGCGGTACCTGTTACAGCTCCGCCTGCACCTGTGCTGCTAGCAAGAACGTCGGATGCGATTACAGGAGAACCGTAAACAGCTCCTACAACGCCGAGACGCTTAAATGCTAGGTCGGAACCAACCTCTGAAACGTCAGCAAAGCCGTCGTCATTGATAAGGTTGTAATACTGATCCACAGGTACAATGTACGCTACGTCAGTAGGATTCAGACCAAACTTGCCCATTTCAGATCTAGCTGACAACAAGTTTCCAGAAGTAATTGCATCAGAAGTACCAGATGCATCAGGGTCAGTTACAAGAGTAGAATCAAACGCCAAGAATGATCCAGCTCCATCAGTTCCTGCTCCACCTACGATACCTGCGATTGAAGAGTTACCAATTAGAATCGCAGAGTCAATTGCTTTCGCGTGTGCACGTGCGAGAGCAGGTGTAAGAATAGGAAGAAGTGAAAGAACAACTTGCTCATCAGTATCGTTGCTCAAGAAAGTTCCTGAGATCAATCTGTGAGTCTGAAGTACAATACGATTTACATTGAAGTTATTATCGCTCGCTCCTTTCTCTTCCAATAAGTTAGCAGTAGTTCCTAAGCCGTCTGCGCTAAAGTTAGCGTTTTCGCTATCAGGAATGATGGGCAGTACAGTTGCACCTGAAGCCACTTGTATCTCTCTAAAGAGAGGGGCAACCTTCTGCTCGATTTTCACAGCTTCTTCAAAAGTTGAAGCAACTGCTACATCGATACCTGCAGAAGAAGTAGCGTCATAAGTTACGCCAGCTTTTTCAAGTACCTCTTGTCCGTACTTAGTATCTACGATACCTTTCTTGAATACTTTTCCTAGAAGACTTGCGTGAAGTAACTCGGTCTTAATCTGAGGAGTGAGTTCTCCATTAGATCCACGATTTGCGAAAACACGCTTTGACTCGCGCATCTTATCAAGCTCGTCTTGTTTTTCTTTAAGAGCTGCTTCATGCTGCTTGATAATTTCTTGCGTATTTGCATCAGCGGCATTAAACTTCTCTTCGAGGTCTTTAAGAAGTCGATCAGTTCCTGACTCAACGCCAGTAACGATAGCTTGCTTTACTTCCTCTTCCTGCTGGGATTTAGCCTCTGCTTCCGCAGCAGCTTTTTCCTCAGCTTCCTTTGTAGCGGCCTCATCGGCAGCTTTTTGCTCGGCTTGCTTCATGGCTATCTTAGCAGCAGTTTCCTCAGCTACTT